ATTCAATTCCCTTAAACGTGGTGATATGCTTTTAGGTTAGGCTACTCCCCTCCTGCCCAATAAGGGTATTGGCGGCCCGATACCATTTGAAGGGTCAATACGTCACCTGCATTACCGGATGGTAATCTTACCAAATTACCACCAGAATCAACATACAACAAATCCCCCGCTGATAATGACCCTACCACATCTTCCAAAAGACCTTTAAAAGTCTTTAATACAGGTGCGGGAGTTGTACCTTCAAAATATGGGATTGTACCTGAAGCACCTGAAAGGCTTGATACCGCTGAAGCACCTGTAGTAATTACAAGGGAGTTCTTATCTACACCTCCAACTTCAGGTAGAGCAGCATCAGCAGTAGCGGTTGTAATGGCTAGAGAAGTAGTCGTAGCATAAGTAGCTCCAGGACTTATGTTATAATTCTCATTAGATAGAATTTGTGCAAAAGTCTTGAATGCGGGTGCAGGAGTTGTGCCTTCAAAGTAAACTATAGATCCTGAAGCACCTGAAAGGCTTGATACCGCTGAAGCACCTGTAGTAATTACAAGGGAGTTCTTATCCACATTTGATAGAGTTGCATTTCCGTCAGTTGTAAATACAGTATCCCCAATAGTTAGAGTGCCTCCGACAACTAAGTTACCATTAGAGTTAGTGATATTAGTGGTCCCTACGGACAAATTACCATTAGAGGTAATATTTGTATTAGTATTCCCAAAACTATTAGTTGCGGTTGTAAATGCGTTAGCTCCATTTAAAGTAGGAAGATTTGCTTCAGCCGGTGTACCGCTTAAACTACTGAAGTAAAGGGAAACGGCCCCTGTTAAAGTATTGACACTATCAACAGCACCTCCACCACCACCACCACCACCGGTTGCAACGGTTGAAGGGCACCACTCGCCATCAGTCGCACCACTCCACGTTAATACTTGACCATTTGTGGGAGTCGCTTCACAAACATCCCCTACATCACTTAAACCAAGGGTAAACTCAACTAAACCCGACGCATTGCCCGTTGAACTATTAAATCCAAGGGCAAGTGGTATCTTATTAAAGGTCATCTATTTATCCTTAAGTCTTATACTGTTCGGGATCCGGCTTCTTCTTTTTCTTACCCTTTACTTTTTCTTCAAAGTCTTCTTCCTCGTCTTCGAAGTCTTCTTCCTCGTCTTCGAAGTCTTCCTCACCTTCCTCTTCAAAGTCCTCCTCTCCATCCTCTTCAAAGTCCTCTTCCTCACCTTCACCATCAGGCTTAAGGTCGGACAGGAGGTCTTCAAGCTTAGACAGCAGGCCAGTTAGATCGTCTTGAGGCATCTCTTCTGCTTCTTCTTCTTCGTCCTCCATGGGGAACTCGTCACCCTCTTCTTCGTCCTCCATGGGGTCTTCTGCCTGAGGCATAGCGTCATCTACTTCCTCTTCTTCATCGGCAACTTCACCGTTTACCTCTGCGGCTGCTGCCTCTGCATCCATGCCGTCATTAGACATAGGAACTTCAGAACCACTGTCTAACTCATCTGGAGTTCCTAGTGGATCTTCTGGAGCCTCGTCATCCATAGGGGCTTCATCGCCCATAGGAGCTTCATCGCCCATAGGAGCCTCAGCACCCATACCCCCCATATCTCCACCGTGATCTTCGACTTGATCAGCAGCCTTCTCTACAGCAGGGACAAGCATCTTAAGCACTTGACCAATCTTACCAAGATCAGCAGCGACCTTCGTAAAGTCCATGTAATCCATCAAACTGGCTTCGTTAAGTGATTCCCCATGCCCAGCTTCGATGAACAGATCTTCAAGGAATACAGCAAGGTCAATAGCTTCTGCGCCATTCTTAGTTCTTAAAGAATTAACAAACTCAACAAGAGTTTTCCTAACAATTGAACCCTTCGCAGCGTGCTTTGCAATTTGAGCAATTATCTCAGCTTCAGTTATAGCTAGCGTCTTGAACGTAGGAACTTCATCAAGCTTACGAACATCAATGCCATACTTCTCATTCAGAACATCAAGCACATATTGCTTAATAGGCTTCTTCATCTCATAGATCTTTCCTGAGAACTTGTTAAGATCCCTTTGAGTTACTCTAATCTCACTCAAAGATAACGAGTTATGCACAAGACCAGTGATCTGCTTCTTAGTTGCTAATGCAAGATAAGGAGCATCAGAAATGGTTTGAGCCACTTTATATCTTATTGTCTCTAAGTCGCTCTCAAAGATCATGGAGGCTAAATCTTGAACGCAAACGTTATCTACCCATAAGTTGTCGAAGCTCTGCTTTGCCTCCAATAATTCCTTCTGGATAAGCTCCTTTCTGCAAAGATGCTCGTAGATGTTGGACTTACCAACAAACTTAACCTCAATCTCCTTAGCCTCTTGAATCTGATCGATAGTGCGCTTAGGAAGATTAAAACTGGTGGAGACTAGGCTTACTAGTTTCATACCCGTCTTCATACCAGTAGATTCAAGTAAGTTGCTATTATCCTTTAGGAAGGATACTAACTGACTTCTAATCTCATTGACACGTTGGAATTCATCTGATGAGGTGATCTTAGTAGTCTCTCCAAATCTTTCAGTCTTCTCTTGTAGTCTAATCTTAATTCTATCGTAAGTAAGCTTAGTCTCATACAAAGAAAGAATCTTATCAAAGGAACCTTCAGCCCCTTGGTAATCATCTTCAAGTAAGTTTGAAAGTATGTCAGTTACCTTATTGTTGGTAGCCTCTTCAAAAGTCTTAATGTTCTCAAGGACTTCTGCATCCTCAACAATAATCTTGCTTAACTTTAAAGTTGGTTTGAAAGTATACTTACCTCTAATTACTGAGCCATTCTCAGTTAAATAGGTAGCTACACCCTCCTCAGCAGAAAACAGTTCAACGTTCTCTCTTAGAGTACGAGCCAAGTAATCCCCAATCTTAATTAGGTTGCTAAACTCTTTTCCACGGTTTTCAATCAGATTCGTTAACATGATAAATATATTTATTCAGAATTATTTAGCCCTTTCTTTAGGGGATCTTTTGTTAAAATGTTCTTTCTCGCTCATATCCTCAAGTAACTTGATCAATTCATAGTCACAACCTGATTCAATTGCTAAGGACTTCATAGCATCATAGTCCAGAGATTCTGCTGCTGGAGCGGGAGGAATACCCTCCTCACCCGGCATAGGAGGCTCGCCCATAGGGGGACCGCCCATAGGAGGTGCGCCACCCATCATAGGATCGGCAGTAGCCATCATCGGTCCAAACACCGGATCCTTTTGATTTTCCTCAAGACCCTTCTTGGCATCTTTAATCTCAGCATCCGACATCTGATAGTAGTCTTTATAGATTTGTTCAATTGGGAATATACCAAGGCCCTTCACGGCTTGAACCACTCTAGCCTTCTGCTCGTCAGTGTCCAACATTCTCTTAAGAGCCATGTCAGATGGAGCAGGTAACTTAATCTTTAACTTATCAATAAGCGTAGTTGGGAAACCCTTAAGCATTAAGTGTCTCTTAGCCAACGTTTCTAATCCAAGTTCAATGGACTTTTGAATTCTAGTAATAACTCTAGAAAACTTTACATCTAATTGAGATAGGTTAGCTTTGCGCTCAGGGGCTTGATCCTTTTCAACAATGTAATCCTTTGGAATCTTAAGAGCAGCTAACAACTTATCTCTGAAGTATTTAACATCATCAACTTCACCGAGATTCTCTGCACCTGGGAGAGTTTCAATCTTGGTTCCAGTTCCCTTTCCGTTGACCGCAATGTAGAAATCCTCATCAGCGGCTAACGCATTAAAGTTCTCTTCAATGTTGCCTGTTTGGGCGTTGTAGCTCTTACGCTTCTTAAACTTATCCATCTGCTTCTTGATATGCATTTCAGCCTTAGAAGCAGGCAGTGATCCGGTATCAATATAGAAGATACGACGCTCAGGAGCACGAACTAGACGATAGATAAGCATTGCATCTTCCATCATCTTAAGGCTCTTGTAGACTACTCTGCCAGCCGCTGCTATCGACTTACCGTAAGGATAGTGAGTAGGGTCTGAGGTATGCAACCTTAGATGAATGATCTGCCCAGGATCCAAAGGAATCATCTGAGCGTCATCAAGTGCTGGGCCAATAGAACCGTAGGTTGTCCAATCGTTCTTCTTAGGAATCTCCTGCAAGAATTGCTTTAGATAACCAAACTCGTCTTCAACCCTAAAGATATAACTTGGGTTAAGAATCTTAATCCGCTGGATACCACGCTTGATGTTGTTGAGATCAACAATGGTTTCAACGAAGATATCACCATACTTAACAACATTTCTTGAAATGTCCCAAAGGTATCGATTCATGTTTGTTTGTTCAAACATGTTCTGAACCTCTTGCTTACTCATTTCATCGTCAGTTACAATATCCCAAGCTGTGCCATCAAGATTCTCTTGAGTACACTCATCACTATAAATATCAAAGGCAGATGAGATCTCAGGATATCCATCCATATCCTCATACTCCTTATATCTCTTCTTTCTATCATATTCTACTGCGGGTAGAATTGGATAGAACGTCCTCTTATGACCCATCTCAGATGGGATTTTAATAACATCTTGAGCCTGTACGGTATCGCCTGCGAGAGTCTTAGGCTTATCAACCAACCGTTTGGAGATGGGATCCTGGTATTGATCTTCGGTATGATCCTCAACCTCACGGGCAAAGAATTTCTTAAAGAACCGGCCAATCAGACCAAAAGGTTGATTATAAGGTTTTTGAGGGCTTCCAAATTGGGTGTAGCCTTCACCCCCTTCGTTTAGTTTCTTAGCAGCCATGTAATGTTCTCTTCTGTTAAATCATCCGTAGATGTCTTCACTTTATATGTATAAGCGTTACTGATAGCTGGAGGGATATAAGTGTCCTCTTCTCCCCTTTCTATGAAAGCATTCCCTCTTAAGTTATTAAAAACGTTAATAGCGGTAGCAAACGACATAATTAAATCGTCATGACAGTTAGTATCGGGCTTTACCTTACCCGTGTCAGAATCTATAATGAATGTTAAAAGTTCATTAATGAGTCTCTCCGAGTTAATTAAAACTCTACCTGACCTTATATTATGCTCAAGATCGGCTAATAAAGTCTCTTTATTTTTCTGAGTAATCAAAATTCCGATCTCTCGCTTGTCATCCATCACCAAGTTCTCATACTCTAATTCATCCCTTAGAAAGTAAATTAGATTGTTGCCAATGCCATTTCTCTCAGGACATACGAAGGCAGTATTGTATAGGCGACCCTCATCTGATATGATTTTAGCAAATTCATTGATAGGTGTTCTATTCGAGTAAAACTCAGCCACCTGTTTACCATTATAGATGTCAATGATATGAAATGCAGAATAATCTCTCTCACGGCCAATTGAGGGGTCGGCAGCTAAGACATATTCATGGTTAGGTTTAGGATCCTCCCAGATACGCATCCTATTGTTGTACTTAATCCAATAATCGTTGTTACAATTTTCTTTCAAATTACGAAGAATCTCTCCCTCGATATAAGTCTCGCCAGTACCTAGGAAGCTAGCCTCATACTCTTGTAACCATTCCTTGTAGCTATGCTTTCTTCTGGTCTGGTGCTCCCACTTATCAACATCGATGGGTGGGCTACATGACTCCATCTCCTCATACAACCATTCAAAGCCCTTATGTCTTTTATACTCTGGGTGCTGTTGCCATTTAATATTAATTGGATGAAATCCATTATCACCCTCCATGGCCTGTGTATACATTTTATGAAACCAGTTACCAATACCGTTAACTGTAGATAAACACACCACACGACCCCCTGTAGACGTTGTCGGACCAACAGCCGCCCAAATGGTATCAATATGCTCAATAAAAGCTGCCTCATCAAGAATTAACAACGAAGCGGATATTGAACGACCTGATTGCTTACCTGATGCTTTAGACTGAATTGATGACCCATTTTCAAAAGAAAGAGTGTGGTCGTTGTCTCTGGTGGTCTTAGGCTTCATCCAGAACGGTAATTCTTCATACATGATCTTTATACGAGAAATAACTTCCTTTGCTTCAGCATCACCTTTAGATAAGATAGCAACTCTTTTGTTTGTACCAAATATGCAAAAGTGTAATGCATACGCAGCCATTAAAGTTGTGCAACCTGCCTGTCTGAACTTCCTTAGGATGGTTAAGCGATAATCTTGGAATTCATCCAGGATACGAGATTGAAACGGGTAAAGTTTAAAGTTGACCATTCCACGCATTGGATGCACAACTTTGATGTAGTTGTTTGTAAAATATTCACAGTCACGAGAACATTTTTTAAATTCTTCTGAAATTCTTTCGAGGTCTTCGCTATTATTATTAGAGTTCATGATTTACCTAAGTATATGTACAAGACAAAAAGAAGAAGATAAAGTAAGTAATACTCTTCAATCACTTATTGATTATAGTAATATAACATCTATAGGATATCATAAAGTAAATATGAAGTGTAAAATTGCTACTAATGCACCTTCGATATATGAAGGTCACACAGAAAATATTAATTGGTCATTCTTGACTGATGACGATATTGTGGTGTTTATACATGATGATGTAGAGATCCTGTCCACCCCAGACAAGTTTAAAGAATATATAGAAATTGCAAAAAAGCCTGGGGTAGGATTTGTAGGTGTAGCTGGTGCCGCTAGCTTCCAGAAGAATGGAGCTTGGTGGACGGCCAGAAACTCAGGACAAACACGAGGGTTTGTATGGCAAGGTAAAGATGACGCGACGATGAGTCCTAATTATTTCGGGCAGTCAGGTCAGGTCGTAGTTCTTGATGGGTGCTTAATTGCGGCAACATACAAGACAATAAAAGACGTAGGTCTGGGTAAGCCAGACTATCTATCTAGTGGATGGGACTTTTATGATATCCACATGACATTTACGGCACATTATAAGGGTTATTCTAACTACGTTGTGCCTATAATGATTAGGCATGAGTCTGATGGGCAGATGAGAGAAGGTTGGCATCATGCAAAAGATGAGTTTATGAAAAAGTGGAACAGAGATATTCCTTGCTCCCTCCCAATGGATAAAACCAACGGATTACCAAAATGAGTTATTTAGTAGAAGTATTAGTTTGGATCGTGGCTGTGTTTGGAACAACCACTATTGTCGTTAACAGCACAATCATGGAGCCGGTAAGGAATCTTATTACTAAACTAGTTCCTCTATTAGGCAAACTTGTGAACTGCTTTCTGTGTACAAGCTTTTGGATAGGGGTGTTTTGGGCAACACTACATTGGGATCCCTTCTACCAGCATGGTACAAATGCCTTCCTTAGTGCTTTGTTCGCAGGCTGTATAGGTAGTGGTGCTAGCTGGATTATGTATTTGAAAATATTCCCTCTAATGCAAAACAAGTGACGCGGATAAGAACCATCAATACGGTTCGTATTACATTTTAATGATTAACCTAACCTATATAAATTAGTGATGATAAAAAAACTATTATGTGTTGCTTTGCTAGCAACGTCGTTACACGCTCACGGAGGTCAGTATCGCGGTCCTGGCGACGTAGTCCCTCCTGGTCCTGGTGGTGGTAATACTGGTCGGCCAAGTGGCCCCACTACGGGTGGTCCTGCTGGACCTAGCGCAGGAAGACCTTCAGGGCCTGCTACAGGTGGTCCTCAGGGGCCTGCGACTGGTGGCCCTACCGGACCAAGCGCACCTGGAAGAGGCCCTCAGACTGGCGGCAGGGGATCCAGACTAGGACTTGATCTTACTCAATGGTCGTTCTGGTGGGAGTTTAATAAGGATCCCTTTATCCACCTAAAGAATGCCGTTCACAGTAAAGGCCCTCAAACTGGATCGGATGACTTCTACTTGGGTAGCACGCGAAAGTCTGCACATAACAGCCTAGCTCCGACTAAGGAAGATAAGTTGGATATCCTTGCAACCCTTCGTAGGGCAATGAAGTCCACTAACAACAAAGATATCATCTCTGCTTGCATGATTGCTATGGCAAAAGTTGGAATGGATCACCCAGAGTTTAAGCTAAAGGATGTATTCAAACCTTACTTGAAATCTCTTAACCAAGAAGTTAGAGAGACTGCTGCACTAGCACTTGGGATTGCCGCTCAAACCGAATCGGATGAGCTTGATATCCTAATCGCATTGGCACTTGGCAAAGAAGTAAAGTAAACATTATTAGTTATACATGTTTACTTGGACCATTGGGAGGGCTACAGTTACTGGGTCTGGACCCGGAGGAATGTACCATAGTAATCTTATATAGGATGTGACGAGATTAAGTTTTCTTACGACGCGGCCCGGTCAAATCGCGGAACTTGCGATTTCCGCCATCGATACCTTCTTTTGAAAGTTTATATCTAACAGAGTTTTTGAAGTTACGAGCACTGTTTCCACCCGTATTGCCCATGTCCTCAGGTTGATTACCTGTTGAGGGCGTTTCTATAGCCGAGTTACGCATCTGGTTTGGGGTCCCTAAGAGGTCCTTCATCTTTTTGTTTTCTCTTTCCTTACGTTTAGCAATCTTCGCTAAAGCCGAGGCAAACATGTCCTTGCCCTTACGTTTAGCAATCTGCGCTCGACGGACCTCTAAGGAAGGTATGTTATATCCTTTTGAAGGAGCTTCTACTGCTGTTGGGGCTTTCGACACATCAGGTCTCACACCACCACCACCAAGCGCACCCGCTGCCATTCCTGCTGCTAAAGCCCCACCCATTAGCTTCCGCTTAAGACCTTCATCTAGGTCGCTACCAGATAGACTCTCTAATACTTTAATTGCAAGCTGTTCTCGCGCACGCCTAACGTTTTTAGATTTTTCTTTAAAACTAGTAAAGGTCATGCTATTATATAGGGAGATGCGGTGGGATTAACGATTCTTAAGTCGATATTGCGTTGGCTCTTAAAGAAGAAATTAACTAAGCCCAGACTAGTTAAACTGATAATATATAATAATATGCGTAACAAACTACCAAACATCCCAGAAGCTAACATCCCCAATGCTAATGGCTCCAATCTTGAGTCAATCGCTGCCTTTGATCCTGTGGTCAAACCAGAGACAGTGATCGATATTAAAGCAGATAGCATAACTGCCAAACCTCAGTTGAAGAACTGGAATCCTATAGCTAATGCCATGGCTGATGCTCAGGGCATAGAGGTTGGGTCTTGGTCTTGGATGTTGGGTGGCATCGCGCCTTACTCTGGTTCATCTGGCTCACAATCGAGCTACGGCTGGAGGCACACCCATAAGCTAACCCCGCACTACATCCGTTCAGTGTTGGCAAACTATGGTCACCGTCGCTCTTATTATACAAACGCACCGTTCAGGCAGTTTGGCTATGAGGCTGCTGGTAGACCCCATGGATGGACTCCTGAGTCCCCTGGTGATATGCCAAATGGAACTGCCGTCTACATGGCAAGCAGAGGCCCTGTCACAGTTACGGGTCCTGACGCAGAGCACTTTTGGCTCACACCATTGTTTGCTCTTATTGATGACCCAAACCCAATCCTGGTTGAGACTGGTCTGGGCAACAAGCTACCTTCAAACGTGGTGGCTAAATGGCTTGCGACAATGCTCGTATCTTCTGCGGTTGGCATGGTTCGAGATCAAAACGGAGATGGCGTTCAGCCTTACCCGTGGGCTTATGGTGACCGTGCTACAAGCAGACTTTTGCACACAATCACTGAAGGACAAAAGCGAGGCTGCTTACTTAACGAAGATGTTCCAACCGCCGCATTCTTTCTCCGTGACATCGTGTTGGCATTCTATGAGACGAGTCCCGGCATTCACTCCTTTGGCGCACCTCGTGAAGGTAGGTTCCCTGTAGGACTGTTCAACGGCCTCGATTGGATTATGCCTGCCTGCTACGACGCAGCAAAACATCTCGAAACAATCAACGGATTGAGCGATTGGTCAAACCGTTACATGGCTCTCGTATCTAGGTGGTCACAGTGGATGGTGGACATGAACGAGACTTTGCCTTTGGAGTGCTTCCGCGCTGACCGAGTGTTCGTTGACAATGCAAACAATGCATTTATTCAAAGCGATGGCCCTGTTGCCTCAATCAAGAAACTCATTCGAGAAGAAGACTTCCTCTTCTCATTCGATTTCATGCCATGGGCTTTCCGCGCTGTGGACATTGCTGCGACCGTCACTGGTAATTCGAAACTAAAGGATTCAAGAGATGCGATCATCAGCCAATACGGGACAGATCCAAACGCACGTATTTGGATGGTTGGAGCGGATGGTGAGTATGTAGGATAAAAGCTCATGATGAATATGCAAAAAATAATTGCGGCTTTAGTTTTTCTGCTCGTCTCAGTTTCACTTGTAGGACAGATTATTACCACTCCAGGGACTTACCCTAAGAAGAACTGGGACAGTCCCTGGGTTTGGGCGAACAACATTCCTCCTGTATTGGGAGACGATGTTATCATCCGCCAGGGTCAGGTTATTAATCTGACCAGTACTACTGTCCCCTTAGGGCACGTAGACGTATATGGAACCTTGCAGGCCAACTACCTGTTTGACTTCCATCTTATTGCTGACAGTATCACTATCCATGTGGGCGGTGCTATTCTTATCGGTAGCGTAGACAACCCATACAGGATGAGCGCATCCATCACCTTGACTGGTACCACTTCCGCTCACTTGCCACGGACCCAGGACAACGGACTGTCTAATGATGGTATTAGCCGAGGCATCCGATGTATGGGCCTGCTGGCACTCTACGGAGCAACTCCCGGTGTTACCAAGACCAAGATAGCGGCTCACAGTGCCGATGGAGCTACCTCGTTCACTCTGGCCGACAACGTGAATTGGAAGGCTGGAGATACCATTGCCATCTCCACCACCGACTTCTACGGCGAGCAAGAGACGGAGATCCTCACCCTGGCAGCAGACTCGGTTGGCAACCAAATTATGACAACCACGCCCTGCGCCAAGGGTCGCTGGGGCTTGCTTCAATACCCTACAGACTGGGGCATGTCTTTGACTCCGGGTCAGTTCTCCAAGACAAGTGACCTTACACCCACAGTTCTAGATGAGCGTGCAGAGGTGGTGAACCTGTCTCGAAACATTGTTATCCAGGGAGCAGACGATGCCGACTGGGCTGACGATGGCTTTGGCGCACATGTGATAATCAGTGGCGACATGAGCCGGGCATCAATTGCCGGAGTCGAGATGCGCCGAGTAGGACAGCGACAGGCTATGGGTCGATACCCGATCCATTGGCATATGCGCTCATGGTCTGGCAGTACCTTCAAGGGCAACGCATCCCACGACTTCATGATTGAAAGCTCGGTGTGGGATAGCCAGAACCGCGCAGTGACAATCCACGGCACCAACGGCGTTGTCCTCGGTAATGTCTACGCAGTAGACATTAAGGGTCACGCCTTCTTCCTTGAGGACGGATCGGAGCAGCACAACACCATTGTGGGATGCGTAGCAATGAAGGTGCGCGATCCAGGTGTTGCACATCGCATCAAGAATCACGACCGTAATGCTTCCGGTTTCTGGCTTACCAACCCAGCCAACTACATCTACCGTAATTCGGCTAGCGATTGTGAGGGGAGGGGCCTCTGGAATAGTTTCGCGGAGCAGTGTTTCGGGGAGTCCAGTCAGGTTCCTCTTGAGCCTAGGTTTATTGTTGTCGAAAAGTTTGATGACAACACCGGACATGGCTGCGGCCAAAACGGCATTGCGACCGATGACATTGTAATCAATGAGGCAGGTAATACTACCACTCAACGATACCTTGAGCGGTGGAATACCGCACAGGAGTTCGTCTTCCACATGCGACGTAACATTGTCTGGAAGAATAGCAACAACGGTTACCAGAACCGAGTCATGTCTGCCCAATACCTGGGCTGGACGGGTGCAGACAATAACGGAAAAGATTTTAACGGAAGCACCTTCAAGGCATACATGGAGGGAACGCTGCTGGTTGGGCAGTCTCTAAACAATGCCACGGCTTTTACTAACCCGTTACGGAACGGCATGAGTAGCTACCACTACCTACTGGACACGGTAAGTATCTCGGCAATCAACTACCCTTACCAGCCACCTATGATGGTTAATGGCGGTCAGTTTGTTCGGGGCGGTGGAGTTATTGACGGCTCGGACAACTACATTGACGGCATTGGCCTCGGGGGCATCCGCAACCCTGGTTGGCACCTAGTGAACAGTTTCCCTGGGTTCCTAACTCCCCCACCATACTTCGATGGCTTCCCGTTGCAGATACCTAACGGATCATATCGCCACTGGTCAACTGACAGCGCGATCTGGGATCCCCATGGATACTGGGCTGCTCCAGGCAGCTACTTAGTGGTGAATAATCCGTTCTACACCTACGAGCTTACTGATGCCGCTAGCCTATTCCCTGAAGTTGGGTTTGTGGGCACGATGCAGACGTTCTATGGAATCCGCAATATCACGGTTGACAACTACCCTGCAATCAATAGGAACACTTTGATTACGCTTAGGGCCTCTAGACTTGACTCCAACCTACAAGAGGTGAGTCATAATTTAATTGGCGACCCTGCCCTAACTACTTGGTTGCCCGGTATGCGTCACTTCGCATTCGCTAAGGACGGAACCTACGCACTCCAGTTTCCTACCATTCCTGCTCCATGCGATAAAATCCAGATTGGTCTTAGCAATGCTTACCGGGCAGATGATGGGTTCCTGATAAGTATCCCCTGGGATGGCAACACCCCCGTGAACGGCCGCATCGAATCAGGTTACGGAGTAAACATCAGCACCGGGGTTGCACAGGGGCTACTGAGGTTCCTGGTTAACGGCACCTCGCTCAACGACGTACAGAACGATGCAACGGGCATCACGATGTGGCAAGACACTGCCAATGACGTAGTGTGGATCAATTATGTTGGCGGCTTGACATGGAATATCACCCCCTGGAGTGGTGGTCCTCTTTCAGATACTAACATTGACCGAGAGCAGAGAATTATTCTTGAGAAATAGAAAATGAAACTACTACTACTATTACTTCCCCTATTGTTCCTCGCTAGTTGTGACCTAGGAAAGAGCAATAACACAACTATACCAAATGTGTCAGAGCCGGAAGGTTACGCTAATCTACAAGACATCGCTGGGTATATTGGTTTGAACCAGACTGGGGATGTCGAACTTTGGGTGTACTCCCATAGCGGTAATTATGGAGACTATACCGCAATTGTAACAGGGGCATCTCATGCTGAATTAGGATCTGTCACCTACGCTGGGTATGGTAGATTCAGGATCGAACGCCTCGACCATACGATTGATTATTGGAATACTACGCTCGCGATTGGTAACGTTATTGTATTAGATGCCGGGCTGCTCGGAATTTTTTATATACAGATTTAATTTCTAATTAAATGGTTGAACTTGCCCCAATAGTTGTAGATACTATTGGAGAAAGTTTATGAAAGTATTCCCCTCTGGTCTCAGGAGAGATATCCAATCTCTTGAGAATTCTTTGAGTTTGTTGGTGACGATTACTAATCCAACATTGAAATGGTCTGGTCTTCCAAGATCTGAATTGAAGATCCTAGAAGAGAGGGTGAGTCTCATGAATGAGACTCTAGACGAGATTTATACTAGGTTAAATAAATATGAGGTCGCCTAGATTATTAGGTTTCTAACCTCATTAAAGTGAGATAGAATGCCCAACGACCGACAAACTAAAAACCTTCTCCTGGACAGCATTAAGCTCGCAGTAAGCAATAAAGCCTTAAGGGTGATATCTGAAACTAAAGAGCCAAATGACCTAGAACTCGATGCCATAGCTGTTCGGCATATGCGCTGCTTGTTTGTACCTAAAGCATATGAGAAGCTTAAGGGTGACTGGGAATGGGCTACAAAAAAGAAGATACCCATCACCCTAAAAGAAGCTTTAGATTATATGGACGATATTCCTAGCTAAGGGATCACTTCGAGCCAAGACCCGGACGATCACCCTTTTTAGGATCCTTCAGGACACCATCGTAAACCATCTTCATTGATTTATCAAATAATTTCCTTGAAACATCTTTAGATGCCCTACGAGGTGATCTGTCTCTATTGATGTGTTTAGCCACCGTGTCGAGGTCGTTGCTATCACTCGGATCTTTAAGTGAATCCTTATGCTTCTGGAACTGCATACCAGTCTCAATATGGTCTTTAGTGTCTCCGAATCTGGTAGAGGTATTGGCCGTTTTCTTCTTTATTCTTTTGATCTGGTCGTAGTAGTCTTGATCAGTTTTATCCTTACCTAAATGAGTGACAACTCTCATTCTCTTAGGGTCTCCAACAGACCCTGCACCGCGCCTTCCACGCTTTACTTCTCCTCTCCTCAACTTAGCCATGAAGTTACCAACCCTACCTCCGGTCATCATGGGGTTCTCACCACTTGAGGACCCTTCATTCAAGTAGTTTAAAATAACGTTCTTAAATTTATATTCGAAAGATTCTCTATTTTTAGTATATTCTCTTCTAAATCTATCCTGCGCGGCCCTATCGACTTGATGGGCATGAGGGCGAGTATCACGCCCGCCTTCCCTATTGAGCATATCCTCTTTTCCTCTATTTTGTACTTGACGATAGCCAACCTTACTCATAATTCTTTTAGCTTGTTTTCTTTTAGCTTGAATCTTTTCTGGTGATGGGTCTTCACTATACATTTTAGTCATCGCCCTTCCAACTCTAGCTCCCGTTTGTGTTGGACTGTCTCCAAAGGAAGGTCCCTCATTCAAGTAGTTTAAAATAGAGTTTCTAAACTGTTCTGTAAAGTGCCCTGCACCCCAACCTCCTCCTACCATTTTTCCACCTTTTTGTGCCTTTTTAAGTTGTAACTTTGCTCCATGCCTTCTAAGTCTATTTATGATTTGTTGCGCTTGATTAAACCTAGCTTGCCTTGGAGTTTGTTTCTCTCCAGGATAATCTTCCTGACCGTATGCTGCCTTATACCCTTCTGTATCTTCGTCAGCTAAGTAAGCGGCTTTCATAGCTTCAGCTTGTTCCGGTCCATATTTTTTAATTAAGAATCTACCCATCTTAGTTGATCTTAAGTCTGCTTCAATGTCTGTCCTAGGATCTTCAAGGGTGCCTGTAGAAAACTCAACGCCTTTCTCTTTTGCATACTTTTCGGCATAGTCTTTCATTGGCCTTTTTACTCCACCTTCATCCTCCGATCCAGATGAACCCTCATAACCGTAGTGATAACCCTTCTTACCCGAAGAATCAATTTGTTTACGAATATGTGCCTGTTGTTTTTGTCCAGACTCAGATTCTGGATCTATAACTCCGGTGGGACCATGCTCTTCAGGATATAAAGGGGAATTAGACTTATTAAACAGTTTTTTCTTTTGTAAGGGTTTACCGTCTCCAGATTCTTCAGCCGATTTCATCGCTGCCGTCCAAGCACCCTCATCCAAAGCAATTAAGAAAGCCTCTAGTAATTCTTCTTTTAAGTCTTCATTACCCATGCAAATATATATCCCGGTATAAAATTAAGGTTTAATAACTTTTTTAGTTTTAGGATCCGAACGGCTTCTTCTTTTAAACTTACCTTTAATAGTCTTTCCTTTGGAGTCTCTCTGATACTTAGAAGCATCACTCCTATCTACTGTAACTGTGCCATCATCATTTTTTGTTACCCGTGTAGTTTTTCCTGCGTCGTGTCTAGAATTCACATCGCGGGTGTTGCCGGTTTCGTCATCATCGCCATCAGGGTGATAGCCCCTTTTCTTAGCAGCTTTCATAACGCCTTCTGCCGTCCACTCATTCAAGTAGTTTAAAATAACGTTCTTGAATTGTTCTTCATATGCCCTGCCTTTGGGCTTTATATAGTCTAGTGCTGGATCCTGCGAAAGTCTCCTAGAATAAGGTCTACGAAGCTTTGCGCCCTCCTTGTTGATTTGATCAGGCTTTACAATCGAATCTCTATCCGGTGATTCGCCTCGCCATCCGGTGCGAAAGCCGCGCACGTTCACCTGGAAATCTTTTGGTGATTTATCTACAGCATCAAACCCTTTCTTTTTAAGTCTTGTCGGTCTAGGACCCTTTTCCCCAGGAACTCCGAAAGAACTTTTAATTTTATCTCCCAAAGTATCTCTGCCTTTTCTAACTTTAGCAACACGATTATTACGGACCTTACTTAATTTATTTATACTTTGTCTGGCGACCTTATCTCGCGGCTTCGAATACCTGGGATCCAATTCTCCTCGATCACTATTCGTATAATCAGTAGACTTCTGTAATCTAGCCTTATAAGCCTCAGGACTTAAATATTCTAAGATAACGTTCTTGAATTGTTCTTTAAAACTAGTAAAGCTCATGCTAGTATATAGGGCGATGCAACGGGACTCCTAACCTTTTGAATATATTATATTTTTTTATAGGGTAACAGTAATGAAATAGGGGACCCTAAAGGTTTTCTGATAATAATATAATTGAGATCTAATTGAGATCTAATTGAGATCTAATTGAGATCTAATTGAGATCTAATTGAGATCTAATTGAGATCTAATTGAGATCTAATTGAGATCTAATAAGATTTTAGTAGGGTTAACAAATGTGAAATACTACATGGGGAGCGGGACCGATGGGTTCCCTTTTGCAAAACGTAATATTCTACGGTGGCATCATACTAACCTAAGCCACTGCCATACAAAGAGTTGTGTTGGTTGGAGGAGCACGGGGCCGTCGCCCTAAGTCCTTTGTTCACAAGCACTTACATCAATTGAAAGATTTCTAAAGATTGCATCCCCTTTCTTCTGCGAGTTTGGTATAATTGGGGCATGAGTGAGACTTCAGACATCATCTACAGCAACTGCTGCCTATCGTCCCTACTTGGGGTCACCAGCGGCGACATCCTGCGAGGGTGCCCCGAATGCCGACCCCATGCCGAGGTCGATGCCACGTATGAAGGCATGGACAGGGAGTAAGGCCATGAGCGACCAATACAAGCCTGATACAGACAGCCTTACCAACATGGACCAGATCGGCGGTTGTGTCATGATCGTTGTTGTGATTTGGGGTGGATTTCTACTGATGGGTATGATATAATGCAGTGCGCAGAATGCAGAACAACAGCCCCGAGTGAGTTCTCGGGAATTAATCCCTACTACTGTGATCACTGTCATTTCGAATTAATCGAAAAAGATCCAAGCAATCCTCTAATCAGTTGGTATAATTAACAGCATGAACCACTTCAACGACAACTACCGCCAAGCAAAAGTCCACGCATCACGCCGTGGGTTCCAGTATACCCTGCCAAATGGTTACCGTCTTTCGGTGATGTTCGACCATGGGAACTACTGCGACAATCGCTCCAGTGGGTCGTTCCCTTTAGAGAGGCCGATGAGTAGCAGCAACTTCGAAGTTGCAGTGTTCACCCCAGATGATAAGTTCCTCGATCTAGTCGATGAAGTTGATGATGAGGATGGCACTCGTCGCGTTGAGCAGGTGATCGGTTGGGTTCCTGCTTGGACTTTGCCAAATCTTATTCAAAGGATTAAGTATTTTCCTGAGTATCGCCTGAACTTGCATGATGAGCTAAGGGTATACGCTCTAGCATTTGGCAAGTTCTGCGAGAAAGCGAAGGATGGGCAAGACCCTAGGACAATCACGGACATCTAAGGCTATGCCATACATTACAACAATCAAAACCATTGAGCGGACAGTTAAATACTGGGTGCCTCAAGAGATCATTGATAAGTCGCACACTAACTGCGGCGACAGTGCATACTCTTACATTGTCGAAGCAGATGGAAGAACCCAATGCATTGAAGTAGAGGAGCAAGAAATCGACGAGCGAATCATTCTCCCTCAATTCCCTAAAACTCAATATTATTCGGACTAATGGCATACATTACAGTAATCAAAACCATTGAGAAGACAGTGGAATACTGGGTTCCTGATGAAATCATCGAAAAGTCGCACACTAATTGCGGGGATAGTGCATACTGTTACCTTGCATCCCTAAAAAGGTATCACCCTCACAAATACATCGACGAGCAAGAAATCGACGAGCGAATCATCGACCCCGTCTTCCCTAAAACTCAAGTGAAGGACTGACGCATGGCATACTGGCAAATACTAATCATTGCAATCGTTGGCCCTTTGCTGATCTGTAGGCTTAGAGAGCCATTGACGAAACGCCATAAGTAACCGCCCTGCAAGGAGTTGTGGAGGTTGGCGGGGGGCGGCCCCGCCGCCGTAAGTCCTTTAACCACAAGCACTTACAACGATTGAAAGAAATAGAAGCACAAACAAAGATTGACCTACATTTTAGCCTCAACTTTGCTATAATAACAGCATGACGATTACACTAGAACAACTCGAAGTCCTTACTCCTGCCGCTTTCTCCGATACCGCTGCTGATCATGTTAGCAAGCGATATAATCACGTTCGCACTGCTGATGTGGTTGAGCACCTGCTTGATGCTGGTTTCGAGATTACTCACGCTACGCAGCAAAAAACGCAGAAGCGTTCCGAGCACAAGGCATCGAACCAAAAGCATCGCATCCGAATGCGTATGCCCTACAACGGGGAAACGTCCGCACGAGTCGGTCAGATCTTCCCTTCGATGGACTTGATCAACTCTGGCGATTGGTCTAGCAATCTCATCTTTGCGTCTGGCCTCTACCGTTTCATCTGCGAGAATGGCATGATTGCGCCCTTCGGTAATCAGAACACGACGATCAAAACTCGTCACGACCGTATCGACGAAACCGTGATGCAGAAAATCGAGGAAGGAATCCAGGCTGCTCCTGCCCTCTTCGAGTTCGCAGAACAGTGCGCTGATACCCGTATGTCTCCTGATGATGCTAGGAACTTCGCAAAGCAGGCTGCACGCATTCGCTTCGACATCCCCGAGGAAGATACCGTAGACGATGGCATTGTGACGGGTCTGTTGCAACGTCGTAGGTCTGAGGATGCCGCTGATGACCTGTGGGGAGTCTTTAACTCTGTTCAGGAGAATGGCACCCATGGTGGTTTCCGTGCCCCTAGCCTCAACGGTAGGCTTCGCAGGGTCCGTGCTCGTAGCAACATTGGTGCTGATATGTCTTGGAATCAGAACCTGTGGGAACTTACGCAGGCTTTCGCAAACCGCCTCAACTAAGGGGTGTCGCCCTAACCCACTGCCCCGCAAGGAGTTGTGGCGGTTGGCGGGGGGCGGCCCCGCCGCCGTAAGTCCTTTAACCACAAGCACTTACGACGATTGAAAGAAAACAGAGCACAAAAGAATAATAAGCCCCCCAAACTGGTTCAAGTTGGTATAATTGGAGCATGTACAGTGAAGCAGAATACATCACGATGCCTTGCAGCCAAGAGATTGCAAACATCCTAGAAATCGACAACCCGCACCTCTTCGGTCTGGGTCTTAGCGGTTTCGAAATCTACGAACTACTGGCCGATGGACAAATCGCATGAACGGATCAGAGAGACAAGCGGAGTATTTTCAATTTCTAACCGAGATACGCGAAAGCGGCATAGCTAATATGTTTGCCGCTGCTCGTTACCTGGAGGATGAGTTTCCAGAACTCAGCCGCCAAGAGGCTACCACCGAGTTGTCCGCTTGGATGAAATCTTTCGACAACGAAGCCGCCGATGGACAAATCGCATGAGTGCCGCAGCAGAAATGGTAGTTGATAACGTTCGCATCTCGATGCACAGCGTCCTAGAAGCCTCGTTCGATCAATTTTACGAACTCGGCCAATCCAATACCGACACCGACGACAGAGTCTATGCCGTAGGATTCAACTTGCACGCCAAGCCCGACGTTTGGGATCGCGGCCGAATAATGAGAACAACCCTGTATTTTGATAGTGCAGGCAACATGCAAGACTTTTTGTCTGGCTTGAAGAATCAAATCGACGAACTCCGCAGCAAGCTTTATGCCTCCATGGAGAAAAACAACGACACTTTGGAAGAACCAAGTGTTGACACCCTCTGAACCTTTCGCTATAATTAGCACCTTACTCGTTACCGATAGAAAAATCTTATGACACAGTTAAACTCCCGTTTCTCCAATTCCGTTCCGCTTCGTCACGTTAAGACTTATGGAGCCTTTCACATTTACAAGCGACAGCCGAACCAGACTGCCGTGTATTTCCTGATCATCGGTGGTCAGATCAAGCACCAGGGATCACGCAAGCACGTTTTTGCAAAGTTTATGTCCTACGTGCGTAACTCGATCGCTGCCAGCCTCAGCAGTAAGACTCTGGCGCAACTCAAGGAGCTTCAAGCATAGGGTAACGCTGGGGAGCCGAGTCAACGCCTCCTTTGCCCTTCGGGGACATCAGGGTAAGACCTGTGGCGGTTTATGGGAATATGGCGTTTCCCACTCCCCTTTTTTTACTAACGATAGCTAGCTCCTAACCTACCGCCCTACAAGGAGTTGTGGCGGTTGGCGGGGGGCGGCCCCGCCGCCGTAAGTCCTTTAACCACAAGCACTTACAACGATTGAAAGAAATAGAAGCACAAAAGCACATTAAGCCCCAAAAACTGGTTCAGGTTGGTATAATTGGGGCATGAACCATGAGCCTTTGCACGATGCCATCATCGCCCGTATCATCGAACTTTACGAGCAAGGTGGCGAACCCTCCGACATTTACGACCGATTGGATGGGCGAGTGAGCCTGGACGACATCATCGCCACTTTGGACGATTACGACTCTTCAGATGAAGATTTTGATTACGAAAACACTATCGACCGCATAATGGAGATGTTCTAGTAATGAATCGCTACCGCTCATCTACTCCCCTTTTAAGTTCTGAGATGCTCCCCTTAGTGATAATTATTATGATTATCAGTTTACTTTGGGCCATCTTCTTGGTATAATGCACGCTATGAAACAACACATCGAACAAGCCCTTCACAATACCTCTCTCTCCCTTGCTAGCATCTACCATGAGCTACGCAATTCGAACGATGACCATCAGACCCAGATGGACAACATCATGCTAGCTTACACCTCTACCCGTCGCGCAATGGAAAAGAACCACGACGGCAAACGTTTCGGATCTGCGGAAGCATATCGTGCAATGTCCCTTGGTGAGCAACCCATCTGCGGAAGCATATCGTGCAATGACCCTCGGTGAGCAACCCAACGCAGCCTTAGCCTAATGAACGACACCTACAACTGCAACATCGTCAAAGACGATACTGTTATGTCTTGGAAGACTGGAACCCTTGAGGGTGTAACATACGATGACCTCATTGTTACCCTGGGGGAACCCAACTTGCTAGATGATCCTGGCAAGGTCCGATGGTCCTGGGGCTTTAAAGTGCTGCCCTCTGCCTCTCCCATGGCCCTATGGGATTGGAAGGGTTCAGGTGATCGGGACACTTGGAGCATCTACGGCAATTGCGATACATGGCGAAAACTATTCCCCGAGGCTACGATCAAGTCAGGGATCTAACATGAAAAATAGACTAAGCCAATACGACCTATCCGCAGAGGATCAGGAGGACTACGAAATGTGGGCCGATGCACTCTTTGAGGTTGCATACAATCAACCAAATGATGTTGGGACTTTAGTATTTGGGCCTAGCAGAGAAAATGGCCTCGAAGACTTTAGCCTTACGCAAACCAAAGCACAACAAAAACGCTTGCAAGACAACTTCAAAGACAGAAGGGGCTAACCTAAACCCCTGCCATACAAGGAGTTGTGGCGGTTGGCGGGGCACCCCCCCGCCGCCCTAAGTCCTTTAACCACAAGCACTTACGGCGATTGAAAGAAAACAAAGCACAAAAGCATTTTGATGCTCACAAACTGATTCAGGTTGGTATAATTGGGGCATGAGTGAGACTTCAGGCATTATCTACAGCAACTGCTGCTTTTCAGACTTCAACGAAGACCACGGGATATGCCTCGAATGTGGCGAACATGCCGAGGGAGTATACGAGTTGGAAAATGGCACTTTCTCCGATGACGAGGAAGATATGGAGTATGCGGAACTCTGGCACCATGAAGGCAGGGATCAGGACTACTAGAATGCAACTCCTAACAACATCGAACCCAAAGATTCAGAAGGGCGTGAAACGTGGCTACTTTACAACGATTCAGCACTTCGCCCCATCTAAGCTATCCGGTGTCAACGTATGTCTTGATGCAACACCTGAGTGTATTCGGTTCTGTTTGAATAAAGCAGGGCGTGGTGGTATCTTCAAAGCTGGCGAGAAAACAAACGTAATTCAAGAAGCCCGCAAGCGTCGAACTCGTTTCTTCCACAATGATATCGTTGGCTACCATACCAAATTGATCAAGGAAATCACCGCACACGTTAAGAGGGCCAACAAGCTAGGTCTAAAGCCTTGTGTTCGATTAAATGGCACTAGTGACCTAGCATGGGAGGATGGATTCGCTCCCCTATTTTGGAGGTTTGAGGATGTGCAGTTTTACGACTACACCAAGAGTTTCGACCGTATGATGCGATACCTTAAGGGTCCATGGCCTACCAAAAATTACCATCTCACCTTTTCCCGTTCCGAATTAAATGATGCTGAATGCAATAAAGTCCTGGCTGCGGGAGGCAGTGTTGCTGTTGTTTTTGAGTCTGTTCCTCATACTTTTCGTGGTCGTGCCGTTCATGATGGCGATAGTGATGACTTGCGGTTTTTGGATCCTCCAGGTTCTTGGGTTGGCCTCAAAGCCAAAGGCAAATTGGCACGCGAGCTATCCTCCTTCAAAATAACCACATACGGTGGTTGGAAATAATAAATACACAATAGGTAAAACAATGGATGAATACGAATACGATGAAGGTTCTGATCTCGACAATTGGGAGACTGAACAAGTCTTCCAGGATAACCAACAGGACAAAAAGGATGAGGAGGACGACGAGTTGCCGCCAGTGGTTGACCGCGCCGACAAGTTCCTAGCTGACCTCTTGGCAATACTGGAGCAAACCCGGCACTAGACATAGACCCCCGCCATACAAGGAGTTGTGGCGGTTGGCGGGGGGCGGCCCCGCCGCCGTAAGTCCTTTATTGACAGACACTTACATCAATCAGAGGAAATAAGAGCACAAAAGCATTTTAAGCCCCCGAAAGTGGTTTAGATTGGTATAATGAGAGCATGACAGAGGATGACATGGGTAGGCCCCGAGTCCTCAAGTATCGCAAGGTGCTATATAGATACATGGTTAATTAAAGCGGCATTGGACCCGAAGAAAGGGCCGCGACAACAAAAATACCCTTCAGGTGCAACCTAGGAGAATGACCCGATATCGTTCCTAGGCCAAGGTCATAATGACCAGGATATCGGGAGTGTCAGTCTAGCTAGATGGCACTATAAAGAAAGCGACTCCCCGTGGTCGGGAATTACACGGGGAACTTTTAAACTTATTTTGATGATTCCTGTAGGGGACATACTACACCCTACCATAAAGGAATGAGCTAGTTGAGTAGCGAATAGGAGTTGATGGCGGTAAGCCAGTTTGAGTGGCCGTTTGGATCCGGACGAACCTATCGAACAGCTTGCGACAGTTTCAGGCAGTCAAGTCCTACAGGAATCATCAAAATACTTTTACATTTTACATTTTACATTTGGAGTACAATCCGATGGGCATTCAATGGGCCGCACCGAAGTGATTACCGGGTAAGGGCGCAACGAAACAAATACTAGAAATTTTCCAAGGAATCATCAGCCTTGACTTTTACATTTGGGGTAGACTTAGCAATCGATTAGAAGTTTCGAGTTGAAATACTCACCTGCGAAAGGCCATTGTACCATACACGCAGGCTTGACTTTCTAAGACCAGGGTGCAATTCCCTGCTACTCCACCATTTACCTATAGATGTT